TCACAAAACGCATTAAAAATCAATTATTTTAATAAAAGTATTGACTAAAACACTAATTAGTGCTAATATGCAACTGAATTAGTACAAATAACACTAAAAGGAGGGCACTGATGAAACGAGTAGGGCTCATCATGGATGACGAACTTCACAAGCAGTTAAAGCATCTGGCGGTAAACGAAGGCAGAACAGTAACTGACATTATCGTAGAGCTTGTGAAAACGGAAGTTGAAACAAAAAAAGAGCAGTCACGCTGAGTTTGGCGACCTACGTGATTGCTCGAAACCTGAAACCTGTAAACCCAGGAATCACTTTGTATTGTAAGTGATTCCGCCAGAAATTGCAAGGAGGAAATTGCAATGCAGAATTTAATGATTTTTGAAGGACACGATGTAGAAGTATTTGAACTGAATGGACAGGTATTATTTAATCCGTATCACGTTGGTGAATGTTTAGAAATTGGAGAAAACGGAGTGAAAACTGCTGTTTCTAAGATGAATGATAAACAGGTGGTTAAGCTGACAAATTCTAAAGTTGCTAAATACAACTTTAGAAAATTACATAACACAGGAGAGAATTTCCTTACCGAAAGCGGTGTGTATAAGCTGGTGTTTAAGAGCCACAAACCAAACGCAGAAGCTTTCACGGACTGGATCGCAGATGAAGTTCTTCCAACACTTCGCAAGACCGGTTCTTATGAGATGCCAAAGCAAGACAAGCCCAAGAAGGAAAAATTGCCGTCTGTAAACATGATGGTGAAGAATGTTAAAGCTGCATTACATGATGCCGGAGTGGATTCTAAGTACATAGCAGCAGAAGTAATGAGGATTTATTCCGATTCAGGTTATCCAGTTAATGCCCCAGTAATCTCAGACGAACCAAAATTGTGGGACTGCACAGGTATTGCCAAAGAGTTAGGTATTTTTTCCGAGTCTGGCAGACCACATGATAAAGCAGTCAGTGCCATTATTCAGAAGCTGGATATTTTTACAGATGAGATTGTGAGAACTGCTTACAGTCGGAATGGTCATGACGGTGTTACAGTTCAGTATAAGGGAAGTGTTCTGGAGAAAGTCAGGGAATGGCTGAATGAGAATGGTTATCCGATTGTGATTGAGCTTATGCTCTCCAATGGCAATAGCAATAAATGCAAGGTTGTTTATGGGGAGGTGGCGTAATGACATATTCAGAATTTTGTGATCAGATTGCACCGTCTGTTTTAGAACTGGAAAAAGAATGCAGCAAAATGAGTTTGGAAGAATTTAAAGAATTCCGTGAGGATGTTATGCACGAAGCTGGAAAGCATAATTATAGCAAGAAGTTTATGTCCGCCGTGCTTGATATGATATATGGTCATCTGTTTTTTAAAGATACTGCACAGGGGGTAGCCTAAAGTGAATGTTCAGGAAGAATTAAGAATAAATGGATATCAGCCTACAGTTGGATATCCAGGAACGGATATGGGAGATTTTTTCAAAGGGTTAATGGATAGATATAAATGTGAATGCTCACCATTTATGCTTTCAGTGGCTTATACATATGGAGTGATTCAAGGAAAGAGAGAAGAACGATTCAGAAGAAAAAATAAAAAAGTGGGTAACTAGAGAGGGGTACTTCCGTGATATTATGGTAGCATGAATTAAGCCAAAGGCATACGGCCGGCGGCTTGCGTCGAACCCCACCAGGCAGCAGGCGAAAGCTTGTTGCCTCCCCCCTTGGAACGTAGCTCAGAGGTAGAGCAATGGCTTGTGTCCTAAGCGAAGGTTCGAGTCCTTCCGTTCCGATGATTTTAGTTGCTATTTTTGTACTTCCCCTTTTTTCTTGGAAGCCTCTGTTAGATGCAGGGGCTTTCTTTTTACTGTATTTAGGAGTATGATAAATAAAACTGAAGGGGGAGAAATTATGAAATGTGCAAAATGCCTTTTAAACAAATTAAAAAACAGCCGTTTGGGGTTAGGAATAATAGTGTTGCTAATAATAGCAGTGCTTTTCCCGTTTTTAACGATTGGCTTAATAACGCCGATTGATAATCCACCTCAATGGCTGAATGGAATATGTACTTTTTTGTCTAATGTTAAAGAAAGTAGTGATTGGATTGGCTTTTGGGGAAATTATTTTGGAGGTGTAAGCGGTGGCATAATTACAATTACGGTTTTCTTTTGGACTATTAAGGACTCGGAGGAAACAAGAAAAGAAGAAAAAAGATTACAAGTAATGCCGGTGTTTGATTATGTAGTTGTCGGAAAAGCATTTGTAACTTATGAAAAGGATTTATTATGTAATGCAGTTGCCCCAGATAGAAAAAAAGATACTTATAGTTATAGGCTAAATATTAGTTTACAAATCTGTAATATTGGTCTAGGACCAGCTCAAAAAGTATTTTTAAAAAGTTGTAAATATGGGGCAATTGAACAGACTCGTAAAATGATAGGTACAATTCCAAAAGGATCTAATAGAATTATTCAAGAAAACTTTAAATTTTTAAATAATGATGATCCTACTAACGGATATCCTAAGACAATTCATTTAGTTTTTGGATTTAAGGATATGCTTGGGAATGAATATGAACAGCAGTTTGACATGAATATACAGCGTATTATTATGGAAAAGGGAGAGTGGTGGGATATAATCATAATAAATGATGATCCAGCTAACCTTATAAGTACATATAATTAATGCTAACAAGTAGGAGTCACCCAGCGTGGCTCCTTTTCTATACCCAAAACCGACGAAAGTGAGGTGAACGGACATGGCCAGAGCGCCGGATCCAAGAATAGAACAGGCGAAGGCCATGTATCTGGAAGGAGAGAAATTGGTTGAGATTGCAAGTCAACTAAATCTGCCGGAAGGGACGGTACGTCGTTGGAAGTGTACGCATAAATGGGATAACGAACGTTCGGGTAAGAAAAACGAGCGTTCGCAAAAACGTAAACGGGGCGCTCAGCCAGGTAACCATAACAGCTCTGGTGGACCTCCGGGAAATAAGAAAGCAGAAAAATTCGGTTTCTTCAGCAAGTATCTGCCTGAGGAGACCGTTTCTATTATCCAGGAGATGCCGACGGACCCGCTGGATGTCCTCTGGGATCAGATCCAGATTGCTTATGCGGCTATTATCCGGGCACAGCAGATCATGTATGTGCGTGATCGGGATGATAAAACAATCGAGAAAATCGAGGAGAAAGACGGCAACGTGATCGGGGAACGCTGGGATGTACAGCATGCCTGGGACAAGCAGGGAAAATTTCTACAGGCCCAGGCCAGGGCACAGTCGGAGCTTCGCAGCCTGGTTAAACAGTATGACGAGCTGTTGCATAAGCGTTGGGACCTTGCCAGTGATGAACAGAAAGCCCGCATAGCTCAGATCAAGGCCCAGACGGACAAACTTAAGGGTACTGACAACGAAGAGGAGCTGAGCCGCCTGGATCAGGTTCTTAGTGAGATCAAAGGGGTTGTATAGTATGCCATTTTCTGATAAACAGCAGGAGTTTTTCCGAAATGCAAACCACCGATGGAATATTAAGGTTGGTGCGACACGTTCCGGAAAGACCTATATGGACTATTATGTGATCCCTAAGAGGATCCGTGCCAGAGCCGAAAAAGAGGGCCTGGTGGCGATTCTGGGTGTTTCTAAAGGCACGATCCAGCGAAACATTATTGAACCATTACAGCGTATCTGGGGGACTAAGCTGGTAGGTGATATCAATTCACAGAACATTTGCCCTATGTTTGGAGAAGATGTTTACTGCCTGGGTGCTGAGAAAGTCAGCCAGGTATCTAAGATCCGAGGCTCTTCATTAAAGTATTGTTACGGTGATGAGGTCGTAGACTGGAACCAGGATGTCTTTAACATGCTTAAATCCCGTCTAGATAAGCCTTATTCCTGCTTTGACGGAGCCTGTAACCCGGATGCCCCACAGCACTGGTTTAAAAAGTTCCTGGACTCTGATGCGGACATTTACTGCCAGAAGTATGAGATCTTTGATAATCCATTTTTAAGCCGGGTATTTGTAGATGAGCTTTGCAAGGAATATAAAGGAACGGTCTTGTATGACCGGTACATCCGTGGCCTGTGGGTAGCTGCGGAAGGTTCTGTGTATAAGTTGATGTGTGATGCGACATCCAGTGGAGGCATTAACCCATATGCAATCTATGAGAAGCCTAAAAGCCTTTTACAGATCAATATTGGTGTTGACTTTGGTGGTTCAGGATCAGGACATGCATTTGTTGCTACTGCATACTCCAGGGCTTATCAAAGTATTACGGCACTTGCCAGTGAGCGCCATATGAGCGTAAATGGCAGTATTAATCCGGATAAGTTGGGAGAATTGTTTGTAGACTTTTGCTTGAAGATCATCAACCTGTATGGATTTATTACCGTTGTCTATTGTGATAGTGCAGAGCAGACGCTGATCGCAGGTATGAGGACAGCGGTCAGGAAGGCGGGGCTTGGCTGGATCCGGATTGAAAATGCCCTGAAAACAACGATCAATGACAGAATACGTTTTATGCAGCGGATGCTTAGCCAGCACCGCTTTTTCTATGTAAAAGATCAGTGCCAGAGCCTGGAAGATGCTCTAACAACGGCATTGTGGGATGAGAAGAAATGTCTTGTGGAAGATGTGCGACTGGATGACGGTACCAGTGATATTGATACGCTAGATGCTTTTGAGTACACATTTGAGCGGGACATCAGCCGGTTTATCCGGTACGAATAGAGGTGATAACAATGAAATTTTCTAAAATGCTGGCTGCGATCACGCAGGTTTTAAATCAGGATTCAGATACACAGGTTGATGTCTGCATGACTTCTGAAATGGCCCGTAGGATAGAGCTATGGACGGCCATGTATGAAGATAATGCGCCATGGGTGGATCGAAAGAAAGTGAAGAGTGCACAACTGCCGGCAGCTATTGCCTCTGAGGTTGCAAGGCTTGTTACTCTGGAAATGAAGTCGGAGATAACAGGAGGTTCTTCCGCCACCTATCTGAATGATCAGTATCAGAAAAAAGTGCTGACAAGTATCCGCAGATATGTGGAGTACGGATGTGCGAAAGGCGGTTTGATTTTAAAACCGTATGTTACAAAAACAGGTCTTGCGATCCAGTATGTACAGGCAGACTGTTTCTTCCCGCTTGCTTTTGATGATTCCGGACAGATCCAGCAGTGCGTATTTACGGAACAGTTCCGGAAGGGACAGAAGATCTATACCAGGCTGGAAGTCCACACGCTGCAGGGAGAACAGATCCGGATCACAAACAGGGCCTTTGTTGCAACCAATGACTACAGCCTTGGAAGCGAGATCAGCATAAACTCAGTGGATAGGTGGTCAGAATTAATGCCGAAAGCAGTGATGGAGGGTGCTGACCGGCTTCTGTTCGGGTATTTTAAGGTACCTCTTGCAAACGCGGATGATACAGGCAGTCCGCTAGGAGTATCTGTATATTCCAGAGCAGTGGAACTGATCAAAGAGGGAGACAGGAGGTATTCCAATATCTGCTGGGAGTATGAAGGCACACAGCTGGCGGTGCATGTGGCCACTTCACTGCTTCCGGTCCAGTTTGATCCCAATTCCTTTGAGGGACAGAAAGAAGCACTTAGAAGTAAGCTTTTGGGAATGGAGCAGCAGGGAAATCCGGATGAAGCAGGAGAAAAAACAGATGGAGCCATAGAAGAACAAATGCTGGTTCTTCATCAGTTTACGGAAAGACGCCTGGATCAGCTTTTGTTCCAGCTCAGAAAGGCCGGTGTTCCAAAGATTGAGTTAAAGGCAATTGTTACGGAGCAGAACAGCCGGTGGACCTTGTACCAGCTATATGAGGAGCTGAGAAAAGAGC